ATGGAAAAGCTGGTGAATTTATTAAAACAAACCCTGAGGTGCTGGGACAACTTGCGGACGCTTATGTTAGAGAGGGAAGAACTAATGAAGCAAGTATTCTATTGGAAAAACATAAAGATGTATATACAGTTTCTAAAATATTTGAGCCTAGTCCACAGCAAAAAATAAACTACATTGAAATAATAAAAGCAAATGCAGACCCTAAAAAAGACAAGAGTTTACTAGCGGATGTACCTACGTTAGCAGTCATAGCATCAAATGCAGCTAGGTCAGAAAACTACTATATAGAAAACAACCCTGATTGGGAAGAAAAAGGTTATACAATTACTGAAATACAACAAGCAGCATTAAATTTTGTAAGAGAATCATATGGCAATGAAAACCGTATAAATATTAGAATGACAGAGGTTCAAATGTTACCTTATAGAATAGACAATAATAAGAATAATTTTGATGAGGAAATAATAACTGATATACCTAAAATGATAAGTGGATTAAAAGATAGTTATCCAGACCCTGTAAAACAAAAAGAAGAAATTACTGACCTTAGAAACGGGGTTGTAGAGTTGTTAAATAATAATTATAAAACTTATGAAATGAGTTTAGACGAAAAAGAAGAAATTCAAAAAATAATACTTGAAAAGTTTTCTAATGAAAAAATATTATCTTACGAAGAAAGCGTTGCTAAAGTTTTTGAAGAAGAAAAAGAAGTAAGTTTAGAAGAAAGAATACAAACACGTATTGGTAACTTACCTGAACAAACTCCTATTGGTTCTTTTATAAGCGGAGATTCTAGAAAAAGAAATATTATATCACAAGAGTCTTTAAGTGAAAACCAAAAAGAAATAAAAACTTTTACAGAAAAGAAAAATATTATAAGGTCTAAATTGCGTACTATAGAAAAAAACAAAACTACAAAAATTAATAGAAATTTATTTACACGTCCTTCTGAAAAAGAAGCAAAAGAAATACAAGATGAAAATGCAAGACGTGTTTCAGACATTCTTCAATCAAAATATGGTCTAAGTACAAATACTTCAAATGTACAAAAGTTAAATAATAAACTTAATACTTTATTAAAAGATAGTCCAGAAACTTATGATGAAATTATAAATATTTTAAATACATATGAGTAATAAATATTTTGACAAGCCTTCTTATTTTGGTGGAACTTACTCTGGACGTAAAAAAACTTTAGACGAGTTAGAAAAAGATGAAAAGTTTTTAGAAACTTCTGAAAGATTCTTGCAGTCTGTAGGTGAAAATTCTGAGGATGTTTTTGAATACTTAAGAGATTCAGATTTTAATCTATACTCTGGTATGAAGAGAGCAATGCAAAGTGGTAAGTTTAACCAACAGCAAAAACAAGATTACAATTACTTAAGAAAAGAATTTGATAATGCAGATTTAGGAAGCCTAAAACAATTTGCAGGTTTAGTAAAAGATGCAAGTATTGATATAGCAACCGACCCTACAGTGATTGTAGCTGCACTTGCAGCACCTTTTACAGGAGGAACATCTTTAGCTACTAGACAAGTTATAGGCACAGCCGGAATACAGGGTGCAAAAGCTTTTGTAGGACCAGCAAAACCTATTACAGCTGGGATGTTAAAACAAGAAGGTAAACAAGCTATAAAAAAAGCAGCACTTGTTACGGGTGCAGAAGTAGGAGCTTGGACAGGATTAGATAATCATTTTAGACAAACAACAGAAATAAATACAGACTTAAGAAAAATATATTCTGCTCCTGAGTTAGTGGGTTCTGCTGTAATAGGAGCTTTAACAGGTGGTTTAATTGGAGGAGGAATTCAAAAAGCTAATTTGTTTTATAGTAAAATGAATAGACTTTATTCAGACGATGCATATTTAGAAACTGTTGAAGGTAGTCTAGCTGATAAATTTTATAAAACTTTAGAAATTGCAGACATCGCAAAAGCTAGTAGTATTGGTTCAGCAACATCTATTTTAGATACTAAGGCAAAGTTTTCTCCTATAACTAGAGAGTTAGGTAACTTGATGAGAGAAGATTTTAGTAGAGGATTTGGTTCTGTTACTAGAGATAAAGTAAAAATGGGACACGGAGAACGGTTAGATAACTTGAGAGGAGAATACCACAGTTTATTTGATGAGGCTACAGCACCTATTAGAAAAACAGGTACCATGAGTGAGGCAGACGAAATTGGAGTTATTAGAATTTTAAGAGGAGCTAGTCCTGAAAAGTATAGTACTGAAGTACAACAAGTTTCTAAAGACTTAAAAGTTTTCTTTGATAGAATATTTGATGATGCTATTGATGCAAAACTTATTAAACCAGAAAGAAAAATAAAAAATTATTTTACTAGAAGCTGGGATAGAAAAGCTATTAAAGATAACAGGACAAAGTTTCAAAATTTATTAGTAACTGAAAAAATTGTAAAAGATAAAAGTGAAGCTGTTACTGTAGTAAGAGAGATGTTGAATAAGAATAATGAGTTGTTTGCTTCTCATTCTATTTTACTATCTCAGTCTAGACAGTTTAAAAATTTAAATGATAATGTTTTTGAAGACTTTTTAAATAACGATTTAAATTCAGCAATTACTTATTATATGAATGCTGCTAATACTATTCAACATAAGAAAAGTTTTTTACTTCCTGAGTTTTCTATGAAATCAAACGCTTCACAGTTTGAAAAAAGATGGTTAAAACCTATGGATGACGAGTTACGTGCAGCAAGAGGAGATGAAAGCGGTTTAACAAGCGGAGATAAAAGAAGAATTAATAAACTTTATAAGTCTATTACAGGACAGGTAAATTATTTTGATAGTGGATTAATTCAAGGAATTTATGACGGAACAAAACTTGCTAATTCTTTAGCCTACCTTCCCCTTGCAACAGTTTCTTCAGTAACAGAAGCTATAATACCTTTAACAAAAACAGGCGGTTCTATAAGCGGTCCTATTAAAGATGCTCTTAGTGGTATTAAAGAAGGACATAAAATATTTGTTCAAGACATACCTATTTTACTTAGGAAAAAACATAAGCTTACTGATTCACAAATTCAAAAAGAAATGAATCAAGTGTTTATGGGAATGGACGAAGCTATTGCAGAGTCTACAAATAGACTATCTGGAGAAGGACTACAGAATGAATTTTTAAAGAAAATAGGTAGAGGGTATTTTAGAATGAACCTACTTATGCCTTGGACAAAAGCTGTACAGTTAGCATCTTTTAATATAGGTAAAGGTTTAATAAAAGAAAATTTAGAATCTTTAGATGTTTTAGTAAAACAAGGTATAGATATCTTTGATGAATCTAAAATGATGGGAAAAGTTTTAACAAATAAACTTAATAAAATAAATTCTCCTAATAAAATAAAAGACATACAAAGATTAAAAAGTGAACTTTTTGATTTAGGAATAGATATAGAAGATGGTTTAAGATGGTTAAATGATGGTGCTAAAACATCTTTTGGTCCTGCAAGAAAAGACGGTGTCTTAACAGGAAACATAGAATACGCAGATAACTTTTATAAATCTGTAGTTCAAGGTTCTGGTAGATTTGTAAATGAAGTTATAATGCCGGTAGGTAGAGATAGAGCTAGAATACCAGTCTTTATGACTAATCCTAAAGTAGATATTCTTACACAGTTTTTAAGGTATCCTGCAGTTTTTAGTAATACAGTTTTAAAAAATTATATTAGGTCTGCAATTGTTAATCCTAAAGTAAACGGTGCTAAGTTAGGAGCCTTTGCTTTAACAGCTACTAGTGTAGCTCTAGCTACAAATTACTGGAGGTCTAGTGAGGCTACTAGAGACAAGATAGCTGAAGAAGGTTTTAAAAAAGAAGATGTGTTAAAAGCTTTTCAAAGAGTTGGATTATACGGTCCTCTAGATTATGGTGCTCGTTTTGGAGACTCTCTTGAGTATACAAAAAATCCTATTGTTTCTGGAATAAGTTTAGGTGGTCCTGTAATGAGTGACACCTTAGGTTTAATACTTGGTAGAAGGGGAATGGCAGAAACATTAAGTAGGAAAGCTCCCTTATCAGGTACTAAAGGACTTATTGATAGAACTAATTTATCTGAGTACTTAGGCGAAAATCCTTTTGATACATTAAATAGAAACGCTAAAGAAATAGATAAAGAAACTTCTTACTTATTAGGCATTAAACAAAAACCTACATCAACTAAGTATTCTCCTTCTTATGAACGCTCTTATACACAGAATTACTCTACGGGTGGATTGGTAAAGGGTAAAGACGATGTGCCTTACACTAAAGAAAACGCTTCTGATAGAGTAAATAAGTATACTGGTAAACCTTACTCAGATAACTTTGCTAGGTTAGGTTTAAATTTTGGTGGTAAAGTAGCTCAACAAATTGCAAAAACAATTACAAGAAAGCCAAAAGATATTAAAGCTTTTCACGGCACTGCATCAGATTTTGATAAGTTCAGTACAGAGTTTTTAAAAACTGGAGAAGGTGCTAATGCTTTTGGTAAAGGATTATATTTTACAGAAACTGAATTCATTGCTGAAGGTTACAAAGAAGGTCTTACTAGAAACAAAGAAATTATGGAGTTACGTAAACAGGCACAAAAACTAAAGGACGAGCATAACGATTTAGTTTTTAAAAAAGACGCTTATGTGCCAGAAATAAATCCAGTATCACTTGAGAAAGAAAGAAGAGACCCAATAGTTCTTAACAAACTATATGAAAAATATTTTAATAAATTATCTAAAGTTGAAAAAGAAAAAGCAACTTCTTTTCAAGAAAAAATAAATAATATTTCGATGAAAGAAGATGCTGTTTATAGGTATGTAGAAAAACCTGTAATGTTTAAAGGTAACATGTTTGAAGTTCATCTAAAAACAACAAATAAAGAACTGTTTGATTGGGACAAAACTATAGGAAAACAAAATGCAAAAGTTCAAGACGCTACTGACAATGTACTTTCTTCGTTAGATAATGATGAGCTAGAAGTGTTTGTGAATATTTATGGTAAGTACCCTACATGGTCAAGAACTATTGAAGGAGGAAGAAGTCAACTAGTGTTTGATGCTAAAATAATAGCAAATGATTTAAAAGCAGGAGATTTTTTATTAGGTATTAACAGACTTAAAAAGAGTGATAAATTAGTTGTAGAAGATATACTTGCTGAACAAGGAATACAAGGTATAAAATATAATGATGGAATAACTAGAAATAAAAAAGGAGATAAAAAAAATAACTACGTAATATTTGACGCACGTATTATTGATATCTCTAGGAAGTATGGTATAACTATTCCGGCAGCAGGTAAGTTATTAATGGAAATGGATTCTAAAATGAAAGACGATACTAAATTACAAATGGAGAAATTAACAGGATGAATATAGAACTATGCAAAGAACAAATAAAAAGACATGAAGGCGAGGTACTAAACATCTACGAAGATAGTTTAGGGTATAAAACTTTAGGAGTTGGACACCTTTGTAAACCTCAAGACCCTGAATATGATTGGGCAGTAGGTACTTCTGTATCTCAAGAGGTTGTGGACATGTACTACAAAGATGATTTTGTTACTCACTTAGCCGAAGCTATACATATTTTTGGAAGCGAGGAAGGTTTCTATAACTTACCTGAAGATATACAACATGTGTTAGTAAACATGTGTTTTAATCTAGGCGGAACAAGACTATCTAAATTTAAAAATATGATTAAAGCTTGTAGAGAACACAACTGGAAAGAGATGGCTGTACAAATGGAAGACAGTAAATGGTATGGGCAAGTAGGTAGACGAAGTAAAGAACTACAAGACGTGGTACTAAGTAAAGTAATCAAGAGTTTAAAATGAAGAACCTATTAAAAACAATAGTCGGTGCTGTAGCTCCTACATTAGGTACTGCTCTTGGTGGACCAATGGGAGGAATAGCAACTAAAATGATTGCTGATGTTTTAGGTGTTCCTAATAACCCTAAAGCTATAGAGAAAGGACTAGCTGACGCTACACCTGAACAAATGTTAGAACTTAAAAAGTCTGAACAAGCTTTTGATTTACAGATGAAAGAACTAGAAGTAGATGTCTTTGCTTTAGAGACAGCAGATGTACAAGATGCTAGAGGAAAGTTTAGTAAAGACTGGACAGCTAGGATAATGGGACTAGTAATAGTCGGTGGCTTTATGGGCTACATATTCTTAGTAACTCTACAACCACCTGAGCAAAACTCAGAAGCTCTTATTAACTTAGTACTTGGTTACCTTGGTGGCTTGGCAAGTGCTGTAATATCTTTTTACTTCGGAGCTTCTAACAAGCAAGAGTAATGGATTCAGCAGTATCATTAATAACTGAACTAGGTTTTCCTATTGCAGCAGCCCTTGGATTAGGTGCTTTTGTCTGGAAACTTATCAATAGAATTATTGATGGTATGGAAACTAAGTTAGATACTTTAGATGAGAAAGTTCAGACAGCTTTAGATACTATGGAAGAGAGAGTATCTACAAAATTGGATAGTCAATATGGTATTATAGTAGCGTTAATTGATAGAGTAAGAGCTTTGGATAATCAAAGCATTAGACAGGATGTACTCTTGAAAACATTACTAGGAGTCCCAAACTTAATAGATATAGGAAAAATAGCGAAAGCGGATAGAGAAGATGAACGTAAAGATTAAAAGAGAAGTGTCAATAATAAGTATATTTATATTGCTATTTATAGTAAGTGTATTGGAACAACTACATTGAAAATAAATGATAAAAAAATATTGCAAGTAGTAAATCTTGCACCTAGTGAAGACTGGATAGAAAGAATTGTAGAAGTACATCCTATGAAACAAATTACGATAGCCTCTATTGTACAAGTAATAGTGTTTGGCTTTATGCTTTCTATGTTTTGGTTAATATCACAAATATTTTAGTATGAAAATAAAACCTACATTTAAAAACAAATCTAACCTAGAGAAAAATTGCTGGTGGTGCCTTGTAATGTGGGGATTATTAGTAGGTGTTTTTGCTGTCAATAGTATAGCAGATGAAGTAGTATTTAAATTTAAAAGCCCTAGTTTTAATGGTAACAATACAAGCTCACACTACCTTACTATAAACAGTCAAGAGTTTAATCGTAAAGCAGCTCTCAAAGCAGAGATAAAATCTTTACAAGACCAGATAGAAAGAGACAAAGAGAACACAACTCTAGCTAGGTTT